TCAACCCTTACTGCCTCCCGAAGTCCACTCATCAATCATATCGGCCCAATCCTGCAACATCGCCGCCCGCTGCTCGCGGTACTCAGCCTTGTTGTAGACAGCCCTCACGCCCTTCTGCTCGTGCGCCAGGCACTTCTCGATCCAGTCGGTGTTGTAGCCGGCCTCATGCAACAGCGTGCTGGCTGTGCGCCGCAAATCATGCGGTCCGAACTTGGTAAGTGACTTCCCATCTTTCTGCGCCGCCTTGTAAGTCAGCGTCAGCACCTGGTTAAGTGTGGCAGCGCTCATCGGCGCATCCGAGTCGTACCGTGATGGCAAAACGAAGTCGGAACCACCGGCAAAGGTTTTCATGGCAATGAAAATATCCAGAGCCTGCTGGGACAGAAATACCAGGTGCGGGTTACGGCGTTTCATCCGCTCCTTTGGAATCGTCCACAACGCTTCGCTGAAATTGATCTCGCTCCAGGTCGCATTGGTCAGCTCGCTCTTGCGCACCATCGTCAGCAATAACAGCTTGGCCGCCGCACGGTTTGTTGGGCTTGTGCCCACTCGCTCCATGTACTGGTACATCAGCCCAATTTCTTCTGGCGTCAACGCTCGGTCACGTGGCTCGAATCGAGCGATGCTTGTTGGGCGCACCAGTTCTGCCGGGTTTTCGACCTTCTGCCCACGCTCGATGGCCCAGCGAAATACCTGCAACACGATTTCACGCACATGAACGGCGGTGGCCGGTGCGCCTCGCTCAACAATGGCATCAGCCAGCGCCCGCAAGTCTTCGTGGGTGATCTCCACCAGCTTCTGATTGCTGAATTTCGGCTTCAGCTCACGCTCATAAACCGAGCGGCGCATATCGCGGGTGGAGTCGGCCATCTGGTAGCCACGCAGCCACTTCTCCGCCCAGGCACCGAACGTCTCTGCATCTTTCACCCGCGCCTTGTCTCGGGCTTTCTCCTTGGCCGGCGACTTGCCCGCCGCAACCATCTTCTTGGCGTCACCCAACAGCTCGCGGGCTTCGGCCAGGGTGATGCCACCGACACCATAACGCCCAAAGGTGATGGTCTCCTGCCGACCGTTGATTGAGTAGTTGTAACGGAACGAGATGGAGCCGGCTGGAGTCACTGCCACATAGAGACCTTCCCGGTCATTCACTTTGTAGAGTTTGTCCCTGGGCTTGAGATTGCGCAGCTTGGTATCGGTCAGCATGTACCTTGTCCTTCTTCGTCTCCGATACCATGCTGAAAAAATCTCGAATTTATCGTATTTTTTCTTACGAAACAGTAACTTATAGAATATTAATACCATGAACACACAAAAGAACGCAGCATGGTATCGGCATCAATCATGGCATCGCCAAACCATAATACCAGCTTTAATGCCATGCTCAAACGGTGCTTGGCGCTTCCTCCCGTTGCCAGATCGTGCCAAACACAAACAAAAAAAAGCCCGCAATTACGCGGGCTTAGCGGCATTTCATGCCATCAGGTGCCTGGCTGTGCCAGACGCGGAATCATTCCCACTCAATTATATTCTATCAAAGTAACGCATTGATTTATTTTGATTTATTTTTACAAGCTTGAAAATATACCGTCACTGATACCGTCACACCTGAATCTGTTTACTTTTTCACCGGTAACTTTCGAGCAGTTTTTCCTTCGCTTTCAGGTCAATGATACAGAGATTAAGGAGCCTGGTATTCTCATCAGCCCGCTGAGCTTCACGCCCATACTTTTCAAGTGTGCTTCGTAGTTGTCGAGAAAGTTCACCGGCTTTGTCTCTCTCAGTTCTGCAGGTATCGGCGTGGCCGGGATCTGCAACTTCTGCTTTCGTGGTACCGGCTGGCTGCTGCATGCGGTCAAAATGATTAAGCACCCGATCAAGCAGAGCCTCTGTGCGTATCGTATCACTCTTTTTTCCATCCTGATATTCCCCGATGCTTACCTGCTGCCGTTCGTCTGCCTCCCGGCGCAGTTCGATATTTGTGGCCACATCTTTCTCATCCAGCTGCTGACCGGCGATCTGCCCTTTCATCTGCTGGTTATCATGCAGGGTACTGCTGGCCCACCAGCCAGCAGCGAAAGAGACAGCCAGGGCGATCAAAGCAATGGCTATATTTTTCATCAGATCAGCGTCCAGGCTCGTTTAAAAACATCATCGACGTATGGCTGCTGGCCGTTTTCGACAGCCACAATCGCTTTAGCCATCGCGAGTGACGTGTCTTTGTCATACAGATTTAAACAGTCGTAACGGCCAAAGCCGGTTTCTTTACAGACCCGTTTAATGTAGTTCTCTGTGTGATTGTTATCACCAGACGGCGCCCACCGTTCAATGATTTCTTCCACCGTATCGATCTTGCCGCAGCCGACACCGGGTTTTCCCTGATGCTTTGAGTACGTTTGAAGGAGCTTCATTAATGCCCGGATACCAAACTCGGCAGAGATAAATGCGCAGAATTTGCTATCCGACTGTGTCGCTGCAAGTCCCTGCCACTTTGAATTGCTGTGACGGATATTCCCGGGGTTGTTATTGCGGATCCCCCGCGCACCTGTATTAACGAAACCATCTTTAAAGATTTTTTGTTTAACTTGCTCTGGCATAAATCACCCCGCTTTAAAAAATGACATGACATTGCCGCGATACACCAGTACCGCAGCACAGATAAGAAGATTTGAAATCACGCTGGTGATGTCAGCGTGATAGACAGGATCAAAGTAGGCCCGCACCGGCACACTCGCGGAATAAGAGAGAATGAGCCAGGCTATCCATGCCCCTTTTGCGCAGTGCTGCCGGCCGTTTCGTTTAAACGAAAACACCCGGACAAAAATCACTGAGCAGATGACGGCATTCAGAATGATCAAGACTTTCTCAAACATCGTTGCCTCCTTGCGGACTATCCGCTTTTCGGTACGCTTTAATACTCAGCTTCACCGACAGTAATGCAGATACAAAAGCGCCCACGGCATCGATACTGTCGATGCTGTAGGCGTCAGGTGGGATCTCGAATATCTTGGTTACTTTGATGAACATGGCCGCTGCCGGACTGAAAAACAACAAGCCGGAAATAAAGCTGACCAGCGCCAGCACCGACCGGCGCAGCAGTGTGTATTCCGTTGCGGCAGTGATGAAGTAGATGGCTCCCATCAGAGAGCCCATAACAACTTCAGCCGGCAGTCCGGCGAAGTAGCTGAGGAAAGCAGCAAAGCTGAGAGTAGTTTTTACAGTGATGTCTTCATGCATGCTGTAGCACCTGGTTATTGAATAGCCATGATGCTACAGCAGAAGAAAGATAAACAAAAATGCACATATGACTGATACCAGTAACAGACAAGCAAAAACTACGACATTACTATTATTTACCAACCCTCATTGCCGTAACTTTCCAGTACACGCCAGTACCATTAAACGGTTTCTTATTGCCGCTCCCATCAATAAAAGATACCATCCACTGTCTTTCGCTTTCAATGCTGGAACAGATCAGGCGATGGGTATTATCGCCCACATACTCAACGCTGGTGATGTAGTAACCAACAGGACAGGATATATCCAGATAATCCCCTTTATAACTGGCTACGAATGCTGATCCAGCATAGTAAGGGTATGTAGAATGTAATTTTGGTTTACCCGCAGGGCTGGCGAACACACCTATAAGCGTATTCGCTGATGTGGGCAGAAACTGAAGTCCTCCAACGCCCAGGTAACACTCTCTTACAGGGGTAAATCTATCCGGGTTAATATTGATTGTTGGCAAGGTGAGTTTTCGTACAATATCGAACACGTAATTGTCACCTTCCGTTGTAAAGTGAATATTGTCGAATCGCCACTCGTTTACAGGCACGCTCTCAAGCTCTGACCACAGGTCAATAATACTGCTGTCAGTGGCATCCGCTACTACCCGCATAGCGCGTATGTAGCTCTTCGCTGTTTCTCTTGAATAAGAACTGCATGGCGGAGTGGTTAATAAGATAATATGGCAGGCAGGATTCAACGATTTACAACGGTCGATAAAATTCCTCACATTGGTAGCAACAGTTTGAATTGGAGTGGCTCCAATGTCATTTGCACCGATGATGTAATACACGACAGAAGGTGCATAAGGGGAAACCAGGCTGTCAAATTCATTCAGTATCTGGCCAGACATCCACGCCCCTTTGCCTGTCAGATGTGGTACTGTCATACCTGTACTGCCAAGCCCGTATACCGGCAATTCTGCTGGTGCTCCTGGTGTTACCGGTTGAACTTCTGTTATTGTCACCGCCTTGTTTATAACTCCGGCAGGCACAAGCATGTATCCGTACCCCTGATACTTGTTTGGGTCTCCGGCATTGTTATAAGTTATCCCGCCAACTTTAAAAGTAACTGCATACGCAGCTGGTACCAGAGATACAATTAACGCAGCCCAGCCAGTATATTTGTTTGATAGCGTCGCGCTATCACCAGCAGTAAATGACAAAAAGGCAACCTTTGCATTAATACCATAGTTTTTTACGTGCTTGTGTAAATTTCCAGAGGCCCCAACAAATGGGTAGCTAACAGAAGCCGATGTAACCAGGCAGCAATCTTCCACAGGGGAAAATGACGAGTGTGATGTAAATATAGAGTCGCGAATTAAATGTGCCCAAGAGCTTAACCCAAAGGGGTTTTGTGTTGCATAAGCAGCCCCCATAGCGCCAATTTCAGGCGGATAACCAAAGCCATTAAATGATAAACTATCACCCGTTATAACTACACTGGATACGTCCTGCACAAGCGAGTTGCATATCTTTCGCAGACCAACCGCCCCTTCCTTGATATCTGTATAGCTATCATTTTTATTACCTGACCAGCGGTCACTATTCACAACAAAACATGTACTGGCTCCATTGCCAGTTAAAGCAACACCACCATCTGATATAAATGTCTTGTTAATGGTGCCAGTAATCAAATAACTGCCATTAGGCACATAAGATAATGCAGGAGCATTGGCAAAAGCCTCAGTGTCATCTGCAACACCATCCCCTATGGCACCGAAGTCTTTCACACTGAGGGTGTCAGTATTTTTATCGTGCTGAGTGCGTGCAACTGCACCAGTAAAAGGTTGTTTTACTGCAACCAGTGAATCTCCGCGCCCAAAATCGGGGCTCCCTAATTCAGCCAGCACATCTGCCGCACTACCGGACTCAGGCACAATAACAACCGGATTCCCGTTGTTATCAAATGACAGCAACTTATTGGCACGATTAGCGGCATTAGGCAGCGCCGGTATATCCTTATCAGCTACGCGCAGAGAGCGTTTATCTTTCGCGCTGACGTGTTCCTTCATCGTGCCGAGATCAACCGCATCACCGTCTTTTACCGGCTTTCCGAGGTTGGAAATTTTATTACTTTTGGCATCGTAGTGATCAGAGATAAAACTCGGTTTACGCAGGCACAGCGACAGATACCCCAGTGACTTCTGGATCAGCATGGTGAGGTAGTCGAAAGCATCCTCATGCACCTCTGCAAAAAATTTACCCTGGTTGCGCAGATCGGTTTCCTGAACCGCCGGAAGATCGCGGGCAATACCGATTTTCCAGCCGGTTGCCAGCGGCATTTTTAGAATTACCTTTCCGCCACGGTATGAGCCTACACCGCGCAGCGTGTAGTCAGTGCCGTTTGTCAGGATGCGTTCAGCTCCGTCTTGGTCGGCAACGGACACAACGAGATGTTTGGCTTCAAAGATACGGACACGGAAATCAAAATCAGTGGTGACACCGTTGCCGGTGTACTCTTCATGGCTAAGTTCGGTCGATACGGTCATGGCTTTTTCTCCTGGTTAATACTGACAGGATAGCCAAAACAATCCATATACGGAATAATGGTTTTATTTTTATTGAATATATGACCAAAGAAATAAACAAAAATACATCATACATATATGATAACAAAGGCAATCATGCACAATAAAGGAATCTGAAATGAAACAAAAATATGTGTATCAATCGCCTGAAAAATATGCAGAAAAAGTAAATGACGATGACGGAATTAAACAGCTTTCCATCACATCGATGCTCGAGGAATTACTGCGGGAGATGGATCAGGATGGTCATGATGTATCAGGGCCGATGACGGAGCTGGTGGCACTGAAAAACTATGTAAACTATTCTGAAAAACAACTACAGACAGTAAAAACCCATTTGGAATTTGTATTATCCGAACTAAATAAATAATTAATATATTAACAAGGCACCATATATAGGTGCCTTTCTGTAAAAAATACTACATATAGATGGATATCTTAAATTTACACCGTATGTTTTACTTTTCCGCTTTTCAATGTGTATACTTTAATGACCCGACAGGTAATCTGTTCCGATAATCGCTACCGATAATCACACATAAACAATGGCGTTTTTCATGGGCCATTCACTATTCAGGAGGAGAATATGGGCATAGTTAATTGGCTCCGGAGTACCGGCGACGTCGTTACTCCTGCATCTAATCCTCGGGCTGGTGAGTTATGTGTCAATCACGGAAGCCATAATACTCCTACAGCCTCTATGCGTACTGTTCACGGAAAAAGCGCAGCTATTCAGGTTAGCAAGCGTGGCGGAGCTTATATATCCTCAAAAGAGCTCGCCGAACTTCCCGAGGTTCAAAAGATGCAACAGCAAGCATGGCTAATCGTCAAAAGAACAAGAAACCGTTGATTTATAAGGATATAGATTGTTAGCTCTGCTTTTGATCCCTATCTTGGTTAGCGGTTACATCATGGTAATTGCTAACCCATATCATTACTTTAGGTTGCACAGGCATGACGGCCAGTTGCTTTATCTCAAGGTAGCAACATACGGAACGTTTTGCCTGATTGCATCCACAATCATAGCGGGATTAATAAAGTGGAAATTTCCCGATTTTCACCCTGTAAAAGTTCTGGTTACTCAGTTTAAAGTTACAGGTAATGAAGATAGTGACAGGATCTACATCTGGTTGACTTTGCTGTCTTTCACTTCCATAGTGTTCGCCCTGTTTTATGTTTTTACCACATGGTTAAAAAACATATATAACGGATGCCTCTATAAAAGAAAGCATGGCACTTTATATGCGAAAATCCGCCAGGCTAAAAATGCTCGTATCCTAAAACAGACATTATCATCAGGAACCATGAACGCCCTTCTTTTTGATGCATTGGAATCAGAGCCAAAGCGATCTGTTTTAATTAATTTATCTTCCAAGAAAGTTTATGTTGGCCTCGTAAACGGGTTATCTGATCCCAATGAAAAAGAAGGCCCCAATAAATTTATATCTATTTTTCCGATAATGTCTGGTTATCGTAATAAAGATACTCTGCTGGTAGAGTTTACGAATGTCTATCCAAGCACTAAAACTGTTCGTTCAGCCCCTACAGTCAGAACCAAAAAGACCGTAACCAACAAACTGGATATAATCCTTTCAACTGATGAGATTACACATATTTCTTGGTTTGATTTTGAGTTGTTCGAGACTATAAATGACTCAATTAATGGGTCGGGTCCTAAGCACAAAAGGAATTCCAAAGTAAGATCATCCCTCAGATTAAGATAATCATCACATTCCCCTTCCAAAAACATGACCAAATTGGTATATTTACAACCCCCAAATTATGCGCCATAGTTAATACGCACCAGCAAAATCTGGTGCCGGGATTGGAACCCCGCCGAATACTCACAGCGCATAACCGCGTTAGCGGTTTTTTTATGCACGAAGCGCAGCCACATCTTTTCAATGGTGGGCTGGGCGGGGCTACCGAAAGGTAGGCCGGTACTGTGAGTCCGGTAGTTCCAACCCCGTCCAGTTCACCACCCAAGAGATTGGAACCTCCGGTGGTGATTTAAAAAATATCTCACAGGAGACGTCAAAATGACTAATCTCAGCATTTCTGTATCACACCTGCCGTCTATCATTCATAACAACATGCCAGTGATCACTACTGAATTACTCGCTGATGTCTATGAAACCGGTATCCAGAATATCAAAACAAACCATTCAAGAAACAGAAATCGCTTTACCGAAGGCAAGCATTACTTCAATTTAACTGGTTCAATATTAAAGGATTTTAAGAACAGAGTTACTTTAAGTAACCCTGTTGATAGCTGCAAAACAGGTACTCGATACGGTATCATCGGAAAGAACGCCAGAAGCATTATCCTCTGGACCGAACGCGGCGCTGCACGTCATGCCAAAATGTTGGACACCGATCGCGCCTGGGATGTATTTGAGATTCTGGAAGATAACTACTTCACAAAGTATCGCGGCACCGGTCGGGTCAATAAATCGTTACCCCGCAATGCCTCTACCGAGGAACTGCTGGCGCTGGTGGATCAGCTGCAACGTACCATTCACGAAGGTGAGTTCATCCCTGCTGGGCAGGTGGCGCAGGAATACAGCTTCCCGAAAACGAAGAAGTCACGTTCGCAGATCCTCAATGACTTTCTCCGGTCGCCGGAAGATGACACCCTCCACCAGCTTCTGGCCTACCTGAAACGGGACGGCCACAACGTGGAAGAAGCAGAGCGTGTATTAATGTGGCTCCGCGACTATATGTGCGATATGGGTAAAACCATCAACACCATCATTACCCACGCTCAGTACATAGAACACGCTGTCAGTAAGTTATAATGTGATCGGGCACCGGTTTACGCCGGTGCTTTTTTATTCAGAAAAATCGAGAGATAAACGCCTTTATTGCTCGATATGTTTTCCCTGGGTCATTCGATACAACAACAACCGCCGCCACAGAAGTAACAATGCCAAGAATCGCGAATAACAGCGCTATGCCCTCTGAACGCTTTCCATAGTAGATCAAAGCTACAGAAAAAAAAGAAATCGGCCATAAAAAACAATATAAATACTTGAGTATTGCTTTCAATCCGCCTTCAAATCCTGCATGTCTTTCACAAAATTTAAATAGCCACCATATAAAAATTCCAAATAATACATATGATATTGGGTTAGCCATTATACCACCTTAAAAATAATTCACTTCAATCTATCAATTCTCCTGCTTTCGAGAACCCACTGTATTATTTCTGCTTTTTGTTTGTTTCTTAAGTAATCATCATAACTTTTACGCAGTGAATTGAACTCAATCTCCCTGATTTTCTCATCTTGTATATTTTTTTTATTAACCACAGTGCATATAACAGCATCAGAAAAAACTGACAATTCATTATTACACTTAGCAAGCACAGCCTCAGCTATATCAGAGGCGGTAGATATGTTGTCATCAAACTTATTTATATTTAAAGTAGAACAACCTATCATTTCAATTTTTACTTTTGCCATGTTTTCATCTGATGAGCACCATTCAATATTTCTAGCGGCTAAAATTGGTGCCGGATTACTTGCCAACATTAAATCATTCCAAATATCTTCATAGTCTATTTGGCTTGGGTCATTCATGTAAATTTCATACGGAGACTTACGCCATTCAGGAATCAAATCTAATTTGACATTATACTTTATCAGCAGATTCTTCCATTTTTCATTAATTGACTTATTGTTATGTGGCCACTCACCAGAAATCACAATAGGAAACGCTGCGTTCCAACCTCCAAGTGATGGTGTTGCGCCATTAGCCAAGAGGTTTTCAGCTACCGCTGGGCAATTCCTGACATAAGAAGCATACAACCCATTCCATAACGCTCCCCTGTAATAATCACCTCTATCTGGGTCAGATAAATCAATTGCTTTACTCAGCTGGTCACATGTTTTGCACTGGTCAAAATTGTTTTTATCACATTTAGCAAACACCGCTCCCGATACAAAAAATAGAAAAATAAGTATGTATTTCATTCGCAACCGTCCCCCGAAACCATAATAGAATGTTATTTATAATTTGCTCTTAGTCTGCTTCTGCAATGGTGCCAAATAAAACAAGCTCTGGAAAGGCAATAATCTATGCAGAGGTCTCATTTTCAGATTGAAACCAACTCCGGCATACATCATATGCCGGAGTTCATATCTAAAATTTATTTAATACTATCCTCAACTTTGTTCAGTATCGGAGCTGCCCAGAATAGATTCTGACCAGGTATTAACTGCCGTGTAGCTCTGATAGGGCCGCTGTCAAAGTTGCCGCTCAATATGCCGCTGGATATTTCCCGCAGATTTTCCAGCGTGCCGAACGTTGGCCCAGCTATCGATCCAAGGACGCCTCGGCTGGCATATCTGGATTGTGTTCCGGTACCCAGCGCTGGACCAAGCCCAACAGTGCCCTCGCTGACCTTTTCGATAGTATTATTGAACTCCATTAACGGACCCAGCACGCCTGATCGGTCTATGCCTTCAATAATTAATTTCTCCGGAGACCAGTCGACTTCTCGGCCTGCCAATGTTTCTTTGATAGCATAAGTCATAGACCCAAGCATAATCTGCATTGCAAGACCATAATAAAACTGCGCCTCACCTGCCTGTATACCACCAATGGTGGCGCGATTGAATGACCCGAAAATAAATGATTTAAACTGAAACACATGCTTACCCCACAAAGAGCTTGACCATAAAGGAGTATCGCCAACCCCGGGAGTAACAATCGTGTTGTTCACATCCTTCATAACTGCTGACTCAAAAGCACCGCGTACAACCGGATCTTCCCACTTGTTGCTATTACTGATTCGCAATCCGTCGACCGTTTCACCGTGCTTCGCAAATTCCTGATGAATTCGACCCAGCATACTTTCATCAATACCCAACTTAGCCAGCCGGGTATCTGATTTGGCCGCACCAAGAATAATATCAGCTGTATTGATACCGTTAATTGATTTATGAAATGCGTTCCACTGGTTCATTAATGTCAGATTGCCGAATTTGCCTGTCATATAGTCCAAGCCAGCCTCAATCGCAGACCTCTGCGCATATCCATCCGCAATATCAGCTATTGCCCTGCTACGGTCAGAAAGGACAATATCCAGGCCGATACCCATTTTTTTTAAATCTTCTTTCCCTGCTTTCCATGCCGGACTTCTGGAAAGCCATTTTCCATAGGCAGTGAAGGTTTTTGTAAATCCGTGCACCATTATTGCCCTGGCAACATCAGGTATTGCAGATACTGTCATGCCACCAAGTTTAGTAAGGTAATTAAGATTGCGAAGAACATTTCCGGCCCGAATAAATGTATTGGACGGATTATCTGGCCGTTTATAGATACCAAGCATACGGTCACGCATGGCCATGATGTCCTCGATATCCTGTTTTTTTTGTTTACTCAGTTTCCTCATCCGGCCTGATTTTTCCAGCTCTTTGATGGCCTTATCCTGGGCGATATCTAATTCTTTATTAATGAAATCAAAATACTCACTTTCTGACATTGTAGCTTTTTTATCAGAAAATTTTATTTCAAGATCCTTGCGTAGTTGTGCCGGATTTCCCTTCATCAGGTCATCATATTCATCCTCAATGCTTTTTATAACCTTGGTCATTGCAGAATCACCAAATTCCCTTGTCAGTTCAATGTTCGGTGCCGCGTCACGGATATGGTGCTGCAAAACATATCGAACATCCGACTCTAAATAATCTTCTATTAATTCGTCTGGAATGGTCAGTGAGCGCGATTTTGTTGAGCCCGGTAATTTTACAGAAAAAGCGTTGGTGAAATCCTGCGGCCTGAGCGCACCGGTGATTTTATTAACAACCTCGTCTGCCGCTATATCCAAATCTTCTTTCGCTACCTGATTTCCTCGCGACCAGTAATTAATCAGAATATTTTTAAACTGGTCACGTTTGGATAATATTTCGCCTACGCGGTACATTCTCGGAAAATAACTGAGTGCACCAACAACCTTTAAATCAGCACCCAGCAGCCCGACAGCCTGCATTTCATCTCGAACATTATCCAGAATAGGCCGCAGCGCCTTCGCTGTCTCCTGAACAACCGGATTGGTACTGCTATCGCCGCGTCTCATTGCCTTACCAACGTCTGAGGCAAAATCAAAGCGTTTGCCTGTGCCGCCCTGAGCTCGGTATTTAGCAAACCCGCTGTTGGTTGTTACGACAGCAGCAGCCTCGTGCCTCATCCATGTTCTAACTTTTGTTTCAACGGCCGCAGGTGTGGCTATTCCCTCAAGGTTTTTTTCTGTAGTGAAGTTATTTTCCGCCAGTTGTTGAGCAACCCGCCTTACCGTAACTGCCTCTGAGTTCATGGCTCGTCCTATAGGCGTCATTTTCATCACGGAATTAGCCCATCCCGGCCCGCGCATGGCCTCCTGAGCCAGGGAGGTTTCCCCGACCTTCTGGGCACCGACACTACCGCCTGATACTGCCATAGATAGCGAGTCTGCTATTTCATTGGTTGCAGCTGTTTTTGCTTTGGCGCTTATCAGGTGTGACGCACTACCTATCATTCCGCCAAATAAAGCCCCGGCAGTTGTATTGATCAGGCTTTCCTCCGCTGTACGGGTGTATTGCTGCTGGTGCAAAACCACCTCACCCACAGCTGTACTTAACCCAACGTTGGCAGCCATAGAAGATACCCTGGCTAAAAAACCGCCCTGCGCACCGGGAATGAAAAAGCTACCCAGCGTCACCGGGTCTAATCCGCCAGCAAAAAATGATGCGAACACCCCCTGCCATCCAGATTCAGACAGAAACTGACGATCCTGATTTTCGTTATCTATCTGCTGTTTTATCCACGCGGTCTCCTGAGGTGAGCGGGAGTCAGAAAATTTTGTCGCCCAATGTTCATATCCCTTTATTTCATTGGGATCGTTCAGAGGGGTATAGCCTTCAATTTCTTCAAAATCAGGCGCTGGGTTAAGCAGACCTGACAGTATATTATACTGACGAAATGCAGCGCCAAGAACCGAGAGTTCCTCTTTCGGCGGTGCAGGGTTTACTCCTGGCTCGTGTTGAGGAATGAAGCCCACGTCAGTGGGATCAAATGCACTATTTTCATAGCTATCCGGCGTTGGGTAAACTGGCATTATTCATTACCTCCCCATGAGAAATAATTTTTTTGTTTTTCTACACGCTGTTCGTGCGCTTGTTCATATTGCTTATCGAACTCTCGATGTCGACCTTTGAATTCAAGTCGATTTTTCAACCTCTGCACTTGTTGCATATCGTTTGTTGCTATTTCAGCCAGTAAATCCTGATAAGGTTTATAACTTTCAAGCTCTGGTTTATAACGCATTGCCTTACCTGATTCATCGTAATAAGGCTGTGGCGCGCCGTCCTTTTCCTGCCTGATGAAAATTGCATAGTCTCTATTTCTTAAGGTGTCCTTATCTGCAACAAGGATAATATCACCGCCAATTTTCGGCTTTGGCGTATCATCAGAAATACCAATGACGCGACCAGTTACTTCGCTGGTTTTCCCTTTTATAGAGCGAAGTTTCTCTTTTTCTTCACCGTATTTCAGTTTCCATTTTTCTTCTTCCCATTGTCTAGCCTGCCATCCTGCTGGGCCTCCGGGATAAAGAGATTCTGGCGCATACTTCATTAACTGAGCCTGACCATTAACTTCACTGATTGACCAACTATTGGTAATTTGTTGATCGGTTGTTTTTTTAGCCGTTTCAGCATTACCGCCAGATTTATCGAAGTTTATATCGTAAAGCGCTTCGTAATCATTTAAGAATGCTACCGAGCCAGGGTTTTTATCTGTAGCCGATGGTCCGAAAATGCTTGTTCGAGCATCAACAAAACTCTCTGCTGCTTTGGTTCTTTCTTTTTTGTATACAGGTGTGGCTTTCTCTGCCGCAAGCTGCATTTTCATTGTATCAGTTTGATTATAAACTGAATTAAATGCCATCTTAACCGCATCATCATCATTAACGCCTGCATTTTTATACTGTCTGACATTCAAATAAAAAGACTGCTTTTCATTTGACAACCCAGTTATTGCCGTTGGATTGGTTTCATATAAACGGCTGACGAGATCAGCAGCAGGCAATACCACTCTGGGATCTTGTGTTACTGCCGCAGCGTTGAGGTTTGATAAAAGTTGTGTAGGTATAATGCCTGTACTACCGACCAGCTTAATTACCCCTTCTACCTGATTTTCATCTTTCAAATCAAGGTTACTGAAATTAGCAGCATAATAGCTATCAGTGGCCGCTTTATTACTTTTGTTATTCGGATCAAGGGGAACACCATGATTAACAGCATTGGTAACCATCTCAACGCCTTGTTTGGCTTCCCATTCCTTATCAAATGCGTCAAATTTCACACGCATCCTTTCCCATCGTTGCTGTGCAGCGGCAAAGTCAGGGGCATCGGGATTCTTAGGACGATGCTGTTCCAGAACACCAGCACGACTATCCGGACTTAAATCCCTTGCGGCGCTGATTACACTGCCATACCGAAGTTGTTCCTGCACATCAGCATACGCCCGTTGGCCTTTATTCAAACCAAAGGCTCTGATATACGTGGACTCGCTTGGCACATTCTCTGGCTGCAATCCCTCATTGGTTGCGGCGTAGATATTTTCTGTAGTCAGAGAAACATCTTCTGCCAATTCACGCCGCTGCTCCTTATCAATCGCCTCCCCCTGCTTTCTGATCTGATACTGCTGGACAGGCGTCAGCATTGGCCACCAGGAATACCCACCAGCATTAACCGCTTTTCCGGTTTGTCCACGCGATTGATACTGTGACAGATCCGGTTCCGGCAGCCTTGTTAACCCGAGGGCGGCCTGCAATCCGGCGTCAACCTGCTCGTCACTAATACTGTGGTTACCTTCCTGTTGCATAATTGCGGTAGTGATACTTCTCAGGGTATTAATATCAGTAACATCAATCGGCACATTCGGATCAACACCCATTTTTCCAGAGACAAATTTAATGTAGCCCTCTGTATCGTTACCGTCTTTCTTTGGTGCCCAGCGGCTGATGATCTGATTTATAGTAACAACACCTTTATTACGATAGGTGATAAGGTTTTTCCCCAGCGCACGGACGCCATGCTCCGGGCTGGCAAACCGGACAAACTCACCATCATCACCGACCTGACCTTCCCAGTTATTATCTGAGATACGAATATTACCGGGGTTATTATTACGTGAACCCCGATCACCTGACGGCCCGCCGGTAACACGCATCGAACCACCAAGGTCTGACGGCTCACCAACAGCACCAATGGTTCCCATGGCATCTGTAGCCATTGCATTTTGTGCCGCTGTTAAAGCCGTTTTATTATTAAACTCATTGATTTTTAATGTAATCTCTTCATCGCTCATCCCGCGGGCGCGGCCAAATTCAATGATATTATGGTGACCAAGCATAATATAACTGTTATACGCCTGGGGATTACTGAAATTATCAGATGCATTTTTCCCGTGGGACTCGATAATCGCATTATCCCGGCCGTCCTCAAACGTCTGGAACTCTTTTTGCTCATAGGCTCTGCCCTGATTATGGTACTGCCTGCTCATCACCCTGAACTGTTTGGTGGCATCTTCACGCGCCCCCTCAGGCAGTTGCATCGAAAGTTCATTCCATTTACCGGAAATATTAGTCATAACCTCGTCAGTCTGACCAACGGCATTTTTACCCTGCTTGGTATACAGCCCGGTGTTTGGATTGTTAAATAAATCATCTGCATATTCCTGCACCTGCAGGAGTGCATCCTGCGACAGCGCCACATTGGCGCGCTGCTTTGCCTCAGCAAAAGCATTGATATACTGTTCACCGGCCTGTGCCAGCCCGGCACCGAAGTGCTCAGGTGATGACTGCGCACTGAATCCGTTTGACGGTAACGGGCTGCTGCTGACCTGTCTTTCGTTATAGGTTGGTACTGTCGGCATAGCGCCCTCCGTTAAAAGAATCGTCCGTAATTGCCGGTCTGGCGGGTCACATCAAACAGGTTTGATCCGGTACCTGATGCGGCTTTGGTCGCACCTGAGCCAAATATACTGCCGGTACCGCCTGCCACTTTGTATGCACCCCATGCATTCAGCGGCGTGGTCAGTATCGTGCCGACCGCACCGATATTGCCCTGACGGCGTGACATCTTCGCATTGAGCCGATCATTTGCCGCCTGCAACTTATAACCGTATGCTTCGCGGGAAGCGTTGTTCATCACGGTGAGCGCATCGAGTTCACCCATGGCCGCAGTATCGCCGAAGATATCCAGCGCACCGCCGGCACCGAGATCAACACCATTGGCCGACATGGTGGCCGCCTGAGTCCCTGCCAACTGCCGCGCGCGGGAACGCTGCTTTGCAGCCTCAGCATTACCCCGGTTAATAGAATCATCCGCTGCCGCTTCATTCAGTTTGGCATTCTGGTTTGCGACATCGGCATTAAATTTACCGGATGTGTACTGGCTGTATGCCTGCATAGCGCCGGTGCCGATTGCGGCGGCCGCCAGCATGGTTGGTTCGCACATTATTTCGCCCTCATGGTGAAGTGATGGAAAGGCAGTTTCATTAAGCCGATCGGTTCCGCCGGTTCCAGCCGGAAACCCAGCCAGTGAAGCCAGGCTTTCGCAACGTGGTTGCGCGCATCCACATAGTTTTCCAGCACCGGATAGACCGACAACATGACTTTCAGTACCGGTTTGCAGCGACGCAGGAATATTTTCTGATGTGTTTCAAGGTGAGATGAACTCACCAGCCACGGGATCCCCACACCGCTCAGGATAGACCCCGGAGCCACACCGAATATTGTAACGACCTGACCATCAATCAGACCAGACCACGCCTTTGTCGAACAGGTAACACCACGGGTAAGAACCTGCTCTGCCGTCTGGCCTGAGAATGCCGAGAACTCATCATGATCAGCCTGGCGTACATAAGGCAGAAGCTGCTGAATATGCTCAGCCGTTGCCGGGATAATCTGTACGTTAGCCATCGGTTAAAACCCTCCGACATCAAGACGCGGGATAACCGCAAGGATGGACAGCGGCAGCGGATCTTCCTGCCGGATAAAGACGCGCCCGTTTTTGCTCCAGTTGGAATCCAGATTGATTTCCACAATGCCGGTCGCGTCATCAACAGGGTTGTCGTAATACTCAAACTCACGCTGAGGGTATTCATACAGGTGGTCTTTGTCGGTACCGGCCCACACGCCACGGCTGGAATTAACGATAAGGCTGGCGACTTTCACCAGTTTCTTTTTATCCAGCAGCGTTTCCTGCCCGTTAATGTGGATGTCCAGCGTTTCCAGTTCGCTGGTAACCGGCAGACCGATATGCACTACTACTGACGGCGTGTCGATTTCCACTCGTTCACCGGAGACAACAACCGACGGCGCTACATTGGCATCTGCCAGCACATTCACGGTTTTTCCTTCCAGGTGCCCGATACCGGTAAAGAATTTACGGGCAAAGCCCCACGCCTCTGTCATCGTGCTGCGTAACGCTGGTGGCACATTACGGTTAGGTGACACCGTAACTTCTTTGCTATTAATGACTTCGACAATGCGGCATTTCAGTATTTTGTTCTCATCATCCTCGGTGTAGTCGATGTGGATCTCGTTACCGATGTCGCTCTCTTTGAACACGTTATCTGCCAGCACAGACAGGCGGTACTCTTCCTGATATGACCAGTCGCCATCACCGCCGGTAATAACGACGGTTTTATCAGGATCCGTATTACGGCCGTCATAACTCAGACCGGAGTCCACAAAGAATGCATCTTCCGTCCGGGTGAATAACCGGCTTGCCAGGCGCTCGACATAACGGACTGTCTTTTTACCGGCCTTACGCTTAACCACGAAGTACACCGCATCTTCCGCACCCTCACTGATGGTACAGACAGATTCAAATTCACCGTCAGTATGCTGCGGTGCCCAGGCGAAAACCTGTTGTTCCCGCAGATAGGTTAACGCCAGCAGTTCGCCATCATCCCGGGCACACCAGGCAACGGAATAAGGTACAGTAGAAAAAGCCCAGTCAACAATCTGGTGTTTCTGAAACAGGTGATTGGCGAGAATGGTTAAGTCTGTGCCCTGGTACCCGTCCACGTCGAATGAATACGCCAGGTCACGGACAGCGCTGCCTTTTTCCTGCACATACAGTGCAATGTTCGCCACGGCAATCGGCGGAAGATTACTGGTTCCGTTGGCACCCTGTGACGACATTGAGAAACTGGCTGGGGTGAGCACCTTATTCTGATCACCGGTAACCTGATATTCTCCGCCGGAGGTCAGTGCCACCAGCGAACCAACGTCGATCAGGTGACGGATTTCATTTACCTGCCGCCCGGCATAGGTGTAGATAATGCGGTCATCATCCTGAATCGGGTTACTGCGTCCGAAGTCTTTATAATCGCCGCTGCGGCTGGCCCATATTGTTTGTGGTTGAGAACGGGACCCGGCAAAGAACAGGCGCTGCTGGTAATAGGTCACGGTACTCGGATAACCCAGCTCTTTATTCCAGGCCGCCCGTGCCCATTTGTGGCTGGCGTTGGACGCTGTGACGGCGTTGGACGGCAGATAAGAAATGACTTTCCCGGTAGCGGTTTTACCGTCACTGCCGACAGATTCAATTTTGACAATACCGAACCCACTGTGCAGGTATTCCCACTGGATACCATTATCACCGCCCCATCCGTCCCAGCTCATGCCCTCGGTGTGAGACGGACGCAGCGTACCGGTTTTACCGCCGGTATTGGCGCGGTAATAGTGACTGCCGGCGCGACGCTGATCGTTAACTGCGGTTTCTTTATCTGTTTCCCACACCGGCACTTCATCAACAGCACGCTGTTCCAGGTAAAACTGTTTCCCTACCTGCTCGCTGCCGAAGATATTGTGTGTCGCCGTCAGTGTTACTGTGCCGGTACTGGCGCTCGCGTACACTTTGAGCGCCTTGTCGGTGTTGATGTCTTCAAACGGGCCGTTCTTTGTCTCCACTTCCGCCAGCCGCCAGTCATCGTGATCGTAACGCTGTAGTTCCATAGGCGGGTGATCGGTGTGAACGATGGTCATTACGTCAGCAGACTGCGTGAATTTCAGCTTAAACAGTTCAGATTCTGCATAGGGTGTCGCCAGTTCAAACACTTCACCTTTGTGCTCACCATCGGCATACAGCACCTGCCCGCCGTCTTTGAACACACGGATATACCGATCACCGAACTCCAGCGCATAGGTTTGCACCGTGCTGAACTGAAACGGGATCAGGCGGCATTTCTTGTCACCGTATTTAGCCGCGGCAATGAAACGTGTACCCGGGCGGTTTTCTGCCCCACCGTACTGCCGGACAATGAAATTACGGCACTTGCGTAATGCCGTGGCGTACTTCGCCATGTCGACGCGCCCGTATAAGCTCGGGGCGATTTCACCGCCGGAGAATGACGGCTGGATAATACTGTAGGCCATTACGATAACCTCGCTGCGGTAAACTCATCCATGTAATCGACCGGCTCTGATGATTCCCCCAGGGAGTGAGCAGCCGCACCGGCGATCGTCATCTGGTAAAGTTGCAGGGCCTCATTACCGATACCGGCATTCGATGCCAGAGGCCGCGCCAGTTCAGCAGCCAGACGCCACGCCAGCGCATCTTTAAACAGCGCATCATACATGTTGACGTCTGTCACGCGGGCGGTGTATTGCAGCCACGCCTCCGGCTGATCGGTATAAATCAGCTTCCCGGTACCTTCTTCATCAGCGCCGACCTGAAAATGAATCGCGGTATCAGGACGGTAATACTTTTCACCCGGACGGATAATCGCAATAGCTTTCATGCAGTCCGTAGGGTAACGGTAGGCATATTTCCATTCAGGCGGCGGACTATTGGTATCAGCCAGCGCCACGCGCTTAACAGCAAAGTTCCAGGGGAAGTCTGACAGCACCGCATCACGGCACTGCTCATAGTGCAGGCTGCACTGATTGGCCTCTTTGCTGGCCTCTGTCATGCTGTTGATAGATCGGCTGTTACCGATGCGGCTGAGCGCGATATTGCAGATTTCGATTTCTGAGGCCACTGTGATTTCTCCCCGTATCTGTACAGAAAAAGAAAAAGGGGCTTTCGCCCCCCTTTGAATCGGGGGTTAAACCCCAAGCTCTTTACGTTTCGCGTCGATATCCGCGCGGAGTTTTTCGGCACCGGCATTGTGATGTGGCTTCTTACCAAACAACTGCTGGTACTGATCCTGCAATGCGGTCAGTTCATTATCCGCGCCGCCATCACCACCGGATGATCCGGTACCAGCATTGGCATCTTCATTCACCGTTATGCGCTCACCGGTTTCAATCAGCTGCAGGTTACTTCCCGCCATACCGGCGAACTCAACTTCCTCACCGGGATAAAGCAGGCGGCCATTGATAAAGGATTTCTTCAACACTTTATATCGTGACATGTCACACCTTAATTGCTGACAGCTTCATAGACCGGATGAGCATCCACATTCAGGATAATGCCTGCTGTGAACTTGCCCGCTGTTAACGGGCCATCACCCACGATGTACTGGAGGCGCAGGAATTTAAGACTGCCCTGCGGCACTTTAGTAGCAATGCGCTTGCCGGCATTCAGTGATGCAATCGGCATTGGTTCAGACAGAAAAATAGCCTTAGCATCGGTGAATTCTTTGTCAGATGCCGTTTCCAATTTGATCTGCACTGTGGCATCACCGGCGGCTTTGGCCTGCTCGGTCACCTGTGCGAACAACTCCAGCGGCTCACCGATACCGATATCACGGAAATCATTACGCAGCGGGCCGAGGTCGATAATGCTTTTCCCTGCTGCTGATGCAGTAACCGCCTGATCGACGGAGAACATCGTTTCTTTATCTAAAATCATTGTGTTACCCCTGTTAAAAGGTTGCCGGAGGCTGATGCCGTCCGGCATACGCGGTTACTTAACCTGGCTTTCTGTCGCCAGAATGGAATCGACGCGGCGCACCGGGATCTCATCAAACGACACGACTTTCTTACCTGCCACTTCCTGCATGGAAATGTTGACGTTCTTGGAGTTCTTAATCTGGCGGCGCATCCAGCTGCGGATAGCCTGGTTGCAGTAGATTGCCGGGCGACCCATAGCGAGGTTAGGGATCTTCTCAATCGCCTGAATCAGCAGATCAACCAGGTCGAGCGTGTCCGCTGCTTCCGGGTCTTTCTTCAGCTTGCTCATGTCGATGTTGGCGATACGCACCACATAACGCCAGTCACGGACGGTCAGGCCGTTTTTCCACTGGAAGTGAGTACGATAACCTTCATAGCGACCACCGTTCTCATCTTCCAGCGTCACCTGGCCTTTATGCTCCTGCTGCAAGCCCGCTTTAGAGCCTTTCGGGAACAGGCCGTGTACAGTATTCTCACCCCATACCACCAGATAAATGGATGTCAGGTTGCTGCCGGTACCGCCAGCGTCGATAATGTTGGTGCCGCTCTTGGCACTCAGATCATTAAAACGGGCAGCCAGACCGGTGAAGCGCTGCGGATGTACAGAGGTATCACCGTAGATCAGCGTTTCAGCCATCTCCTGGTTCATAGACTCCAGAAACGCCAGGGATTCAGAAAGCAGGAATTCCGAGGTATTACCGTTCAGGTCAGCCAGGTCTTTATCCACTTCGGAATACGTTTCCAGCATACCGGTGGTGTCGGTGACCTGTGCGGTGGTTGATTTACTTGGCTGAACACCGTAGTTCAGTAAGCGCCATGTAGCTGACGGCAGACCGGTACGCACTGTGGTACGGTGGCCGGTCGGCAGGTTACCTTCAACGAACAGCATATCGTCGAGGATCTCGTTGGTCTGATTCAGCAGTTCGACAATTTTTGCCTGTTTGCTGTCAGGGCCTTGTCGTTTAGCCCAGTCAAGTAGCGTAAGTGCTGGCATGGTTTCCCCTTAATTATCCGAATAACACATCAGCGGCACTTTTCGCACCGCCGCTATTGCCAGTGACAAGACCGTCCTCTGACATGGCTTTGCCGATATTGGCAAAAATACGCACCAGCTCCGGGTGATTTCCGAGGCCGGTTTCGTTCAAATACTGTTTCAGCTCTGGTGAGCCGAACTTATCCATGGCTTTTTGCGCTGCGCCAATGGACGCATCGGTACCGAGGTCTTTATCTGCCTTAACCTGTTCAGCCCACTGCTCAATTTGCTGCTGCCACTGTGCCGCCTGCTGCTCAACCAGCTTCGGCATAATCTTGCTGCCGTACACATCCACCAGCTTTTGCGCCTGCTCGTTGCTCAGATTCAGCTCTTTGGCGATCGGCTCAAAGGCTTTTACCGATTCGGCATCCAGCTCATGACCCTCTGCGGCCTTAAATTCATACTTTTCCGGTGCTGCTACAGCTGGTTTACCTGGATCTGCTTTCGGGTCTTTGGCCGGTTGCTCAGTACCTTTATCCTGCTCATTACCCGCAGGAGTACCGCCGTTATTCGCTGGTGGTGTTTCTGTACCAGCCGGTGTGCCTGTTGTACCCGGAGCCGCTCCGCCATTGTCACCACCCTCCGCGCCCTGCTCTTCACACAAGCGACGCATCATTAAGCGCTGCCATAAGTTCATGATTGTTTCTCCTGTTGTTTCGCGGCTTCATCAGCCATCAGTGCATAGAGTTCAGGGCAGACACGATGAAGCCCTTCAAACATCTGTAAACCAAAGTTCCGGCAGCCCTCTTTAAAGGCTGTCAGATACGGATCTGCTGAGAAAGATGAGCCAAACACATTACTTTCAGCCAGTAACCGCCACATAAACCGGCGGCCTTCCTCTGTTGACATAACCGATTTCAGGTCATCATCAGCGCGTTTTTGTTGATCGCGCCGTGCAATGTCGTGCGCTGCCTGTTCCTGCGGAGTGAGCAGATAAGTTTCCTGTGTATCTGTCACTGACCACCTCCTGCCAGCGCAGCCAGTGCGCTGTTATCATCCATCGGCGTATTACCCAGCGCCTGCGCGCCACCGACAGCGGCCTGCGCCATCTGCATCTGTTGTGCCATAGCCTGCTGTTGCGCACGCTGTTCACGGATCTGCGCCACCTGCTCATTGGTTGCCACCACGGACGGCGGAACACCGATTGATGCGGCGTAGGCGTCGATAGTTTCATCCACGTTGATTTTGTCCAGGGCATCCGGGCTGAACTGACCTATGCCGCTGGTGAAGCCGATGAAGCGTTCAATACTGCTGACGCCGATCGCTTTCTGTGCCTGCGCCATCACTGAGATGTACTCGACTTTCAGCTGCATGCCCTGCATCTCATCCGGCGGTACCGGCAGCAGGTTGTTCTCAGCCATTACGCTGAACGTGCGGTTAATCAGCTTATCCAGCAGTTCAGAATCCAGACGCTGTAATACCGGCCCGAGCATCAGTAGTTTTTCTTCCCGCATTTCCGCTACGGCCTCAACCGGCATTGAACGGGTATTCACGGTCTGCATCATGCGGAACAGGTCAACGAAATAGGCGTGGTCGATAATCTGGCGGGTGTCCTGGATATCTTCCAGCAGGCCATTGGTGCCATTAGCCGGTATCTGGAACAGCGGCTTGATCTGGTTATTCACGTCAGCCATCGGCAGATAGTTAATCCCGCCGGGGATAGTAGAAATTCTCTGGCTTTTGATAGAGGCCGGAGCCTGTAACGGCGGATTGGTGATTTTGTCGATCATCTGCGCTTTGCGGCGTTGCAGCAATTGCAGGGCTTTCACGCTGCCGAGCGCCACCATGCCCGGACAGGATGAGCCGTAAACGTCCTCGCCGTTCACTTCCCAGCGTGGTGCCATGATCGGGAATTCGTCGTAACCGGATTCGCGCAACAGCTTGTCGTCAGTGCTGTTAGCTTCGTAATAAACGGATTTGTACGCCTTGTGTTTGGCTTCCAATTTGCCGGTCTGGCGATCAAGGTTCGGATAGACGGCGTGAACCACATTCACCCACTGCCCGTACTGGCCGCTGTTCCACTGTGATTTCACTGTATCGCTGACAGCATCCGTACCGAACTCAGTGATCACCTGGCGCACGGTCATACTGAATTCACGGACGGCAGTATCGACACTCAGATCCGCGCCGTTGGCAATGTAAAAACTACCGGTCGGGAACGGCACGGTACGGATCACCCGCTGCGGGTCAGCAACAACAGCCATTGCACCTGTAGCGAACGTACCTAAATCCTCGTACATCAGCGGCAATGACTGGTAGAGGTTGGAGCGGTTAAACACTTCGTTCATGCGCTGTTCGACAGTTTCCAGCCAGAGTTTCACCGGACCGTAGTCCATCAAATCACGATCAGGTGTCGCCAGGCGGAACCACGGGCGCGCCGGGCTGGTAATGCCTGACATCATGCCGCTGGATAAGGTACGCGCCGCCATGACGGCAGCAGGATCAATAATCTTGCTGTTGCGACGATCGCCACGGTTAACTTCCGAGGCGGTAAAACGGGTACTGCGCGGACGGGTGAAATCAGACAGCTCACGCCAGTGTGGCTCAAAAGAGAGTCGCTCGGCTTTCAGCTGAGAGAGTTGCTTATTTAACTGCTGCTTCAGGCTATCTGACATTATCCGCCCCTGTGATTACTGGCCTAACAGCGTTTTACCGCTGGTGGACGCGGCACCGGTGGCACCCTGCGAACCGGTCAGCATGGTTGACTTGCGGCCTGATGCTGCACGGCGGCGGCGCATTTCTTCATCACGGCTGCTGGTGACAGCTTCATCCTGCTCCTGTGGTGCTGCCTGAACCGGTGGCGGCGTACTGATTTTCGGCTTACTGAATCCACACATATCCACACCTCAATAAAATAAACATAATTACTTTGTATGGATTGTATATCATGTTAATTGACATTTAAAATAAACATGACTAACATTTTGTTTATCACTCAGCCGTGATCCTTTTTACCCTCCATAACAGGTGTTGCCAGTGCTACAGCTTTGCCCTCTTCGTGAGGGCATTTTTTTATCTGTTATTCAGGCGTAGGGATCGTAATCGTTGTCGGCTACCACTGAGCCGTGAGAAATGTTCTGTTTGAATTGCGGGTCTTTTTTGGTGACCGGATAAGCAAATGTCAGCGCCAGCGCATCACCTTTACCCGGAGAGCGGCCTATACGTTTTTTAATATCGCCTTTGGCTTCCAGCAGTATTTTACCGTCCAGGCGGACTTTGTATTCAGCAACAGATAAATCGTCAGCGGTTTCCTGATCGTCCAGCGCCCCGCCAATTTTAAGCCACGTTTTAACGCTGTTGTACATCTCACCGCGCTTGTTTGCCATCTGCGGATCAGTCGATGAACCGTTAAACTGCACCAACTGCCAGTCGCGCCCCCAGTTCATGCCAACGGAATAAATCCCGGTACCGTAGCCGAAATCGATATGAACAGCATCCGCCTGGAGGCTGTCTTCAAAATCAGCAATGCGTTTCGCCATGATCACATCATCAGTGGTTTTAGCGCCAGACCATAAAAACTTACAATGCAGCCCCTGCCGCATGTAGATCACCGCATCATCAGCGCCGGAATAAGCCGGGTCAACACCGATAATTACCGGCGCATGAGCCACCTCGGCGGCGGTTACCGTCCGTTTCATGGCAGCATCGGTAAGGCCGGTCGGGATGAACTGCGTTTCAGATGCTGACGGGAAAATACCGCGCACACGGATTTTGAAGAAGTCGCTGTCTTCACCCATATCTTCTTCCCACTTTTTGATCTGCTCTTTGTTGGTGCCTTCCACCGTCCGGCTGTCTATCTGCTTTGTGCGCCAGCGGTGTTTAAACTTGCGGAAGCACTCACGGAAGCGCCCGGTGTTACGGGTCGGGTTCCCGAAGGCAATCCAGATAATTTCCGTGTTCTCATCCGTCAGCGCCCCCTCGGCAACCTCCCACACCAGATCGGCAATGTTGGATGCCTCATCGAACACCAGAATGATGCGCTTGCCCTGGTTGTGCAGCCCGGCGAATGCCTCGGTGTTGTTCTCTGACCACGGCACGGCATCTGCCCGCCATGCGTTGGTGTGGTTCGGGTCGTTGGAATAGATAGCAGTTTTGGTGCAGGTGAACCAGTCGCGGGTGATGGAAAGACGCTGCCACTTGGCAATCTCCGGCCATGTTTTGGTTCGCAGCTGGTTTTCGGTGTTGGCGGTGACCACGACTTTGCAATCTTCGCAGGTGTCCATGCCCCACTTAATCACCATGGAAATGAATGCTGATTTACCGATACCGTGCCCGGATGCGCGAGCCAGCAGCAGCGGCTGATGTCGGGTGTCCGGATTACGCAGATGCTGGCCGATTTCACCCAGCGCCTCCGCCTGCCACTGACGCGGACCGCCGGCCGTTTCTAGTTCGGTTCCCGCCTCGCCCCACGGAAATGCGTAAAGCGCATAACTGAGCGGGTCATGCGTGAACATAGCGATATCGTCAATCAGCTGTTCTTCCGGTGACGCGGTGGCGGCATCTGTCATTACTCAATGCCCTCAGCTGCCCGTTTACGTGCCGCAGCCAACTTATCCGCCAGCGAGATATTGACGTCCACCTGTACGCGCTCCCGGAATGCATTGATATCGACGTGCTTACCGATGAGTTCCAGCACCTTGAGTTTGTCCAGGAGTTTCACCTTTTTCAGGCGGGTATCACCGTCTATGTCAATGATATCGAATGCGGCCACGGATTTACGCCAGACCGGCGACCATTCGCTGATGGGTTTGATATCACCCTTCTCAGTGAGAATGTCCGCGATATCTGCATCCAGCATATCCACCAGCCGCTTAAGTACAGTGTCGGCGCTCATCTTGGTGCGCTTGTTCCGCTGCTGCATAAGCTGGGCGATACGTTCCTGAATGCGGGGATCTGCCATCAGTACCGATGCACGTTTACAGGCGCTGCCGGGAGCATACCCGGCAGCAATGGCGGCATCAGTCTGATTATCAGGTGCTTTGAGATATTCCTGACAGAAACGCTCCATCTGAGCGTTCAGCGGTGTGGGCTTTCGTGCTGGTGGTTTGCGTGGCTTTTTGATGGTCATAATCATTACCTCTTTGTTTATTATGACCACACAAAAGATAAACTTCAAATCAAAACGTATTGCTTTTAGATGGAGCACATAGATTTAATTTTATTCATTATTTCGCCTAACTCTTTAAACGAATTATATTCTTGCATAATAAAATTTGTGGCATTTTTATTATTCTTTAAAAGTAAATAAATACAATCAAGCATTTCATTGCAATAAATTAATTTATTTTTTAATGGTAATATTTCTAGAAATAACTCTGTATCCAATGTTGCAATTTCACTAAGAAGTGAATCTGTATATTTAAGATGAAATTTAAAAGGAATGATTCCGTCCTCTTTACCATCATGATTAAATTCAATGTGTGTCTTACCAAATGTATTAGCTACACTTACAGATTTGCCACTCTTAATAATATTAAACAACTTTATACCTTGCTCATACCATTGGATATTATCATAAATTTCCTTAGCTATAAGATTCTTATATCCAGTTATTATTTTTTTTCTTTTTTCTTCTTCGTCCCGTTTCTGTTTTTCATAAATTTCAATCGATGTATCAATTGACCTTTTAGCCGCCCTTGTCGATTGCCAAGTCAAAGCCAATGAGCCAATACCAACTACCAGAGCCGTTCCTGCTATCCAATCAAAAGCCATGTAACCCCCATAGAAGTTATTTTTCTTATCATTCTACCTTCAATTTCATCTCATGCCACCCTCTGGTATTCCAGCATTCAGCATCACCGGACAGACAGCACTCAGCGACCGGCAACGCCTCGCCACACTTACCACAGCAGCGCTGTGATAACTCCGCAATCTCACGCTTAAGACGTGCATCGTCGTTGCGTATCAGCATCTGAATATACTCGGCTTCGTCGTATGGCTCTCGACCTGGACGGCGCAGAGCACAGTTGCGTTTGATCATCTCATGTTCTTCTGCTTCAATCTGCCACTGCGGGGTTACCATGCCAGCGCTACGCTGACGTTTACGCTGTGCCGCTTTGCGTTCGGCTGGTGTTTTGGCTGTCATTTAACCTTGACCTCCAAAAACTCAGCAACGTACAGTCCAAGCAGTAGTGAAGCATTCACTATAAGCATGTAGACCGATGAATGAATATCGATACTCAATAGCCATTTAAATGCCAGCATCACCGCATTAATGAACACGATTCCGAGCATTATTTTCAGTACTGTTTTCATCAATCACCTCCTATGCTTTCTTTCCCCGGTTTACGAACCATTCGACGGCATCGCATATTTGCTCATCCTCATACCAGTCTTCAATCCATCTGGATTCGTATTTATCCCGAAAAAACGTCGGCCCGCTGTATGGATGCCAGGTCATGTAGATATAGCGGCCGTCATTCAGCCTTAGCCGGTACATGCGATAGCGGGTAATGTGAATAATGCTCATCCACTACTCCTTCTCACATTGTGGCGCCCTGTGGTTCCAGGCGGCGATTGCTTCCTCTCTCGTGTTTCTCGTTAACCTGAATACATCCCTTGGTGTGCACCAGTGATAAATTGTCACGCTGGTGACAACAGAGCGCATTCCTGTCCAGTGAGAATTTTCGCGAATATCTGTTTCCCCACCATAGCAAAACGGACACGGCTTAAGTTCCTGTGTTTTCTCTGTCATATCAGCGACCCCGCAGACGATTCATGGACAAAAAGTGCTTCAACTGACTTCGTTGTGGTTCCTGACTGGTGATTTGCGCTGATCGAACTTGTCAGCTCCTTTTCCCATATCCTCACAAAATCATCCGGTGCATTGTATTCACTGACAAACACATGACAGCGTCCTGATAATTCACGAACCCAGCACCAGAATTTTTCAGAGTCAAAGGTATCTCTGTATTTTCGTGCGCCGGCATAAGGTGGGTCGCAGTACACAACAGCACCGTCAGGTATCGCCATTTCTTCGTAAGAAGAATGAACTATGTCAACCTGCCGTAGTGAATCGACCTGCTGTATTACATTTCTGAGCGCTTCCGCCTGGTAATCACGGATGCCGTTTTTAGTATCGGTAACACCTGCATACCCGTCGAACCACTTTCCGGCGTATGAGCAGTTAAACCCAACCCAGCCTGTTAGCTTTTTGTCGGCATCTTTATTGGCTTTGATTTCATAATACTGTTCGCGGGTAATATGTTCAGGCGGCGTCCATCCGTTCTGTAATGCTGACCACATAGTGATCAGGTATTCGTGTGAGTCAGAAGCGATGATTTCGCCAGACCAGTTCCTGGAAACATACGATGTCATGTTCATTCCGCCGCAAAACGGCTCAACATACACCCCTGAATCATTCAATACCGCCGCTATTTTTGCGTGAATATGCTTGGCTATTCTCGCTTTACTTCCCATGTATTTCATCACCCCTCCGACAGTTAACAGTTAATTGACTTGTCGTGACATGTCACGATTAATCACTGCATCGAAATTTCTACAGCCGCAGGACGGACAGACCAACTCGATATAATGCTTTCGTTGCACCAGTGCCAGATCGGAACGCTGAGTCATTTTTCTGCATCTCCGGCACCGTAAATTCTGGCTCATAATTTCTTACCCTATTCATTTATCAATTAACAATTTCAATCACTTATTTACCCGATGGTAATAAGTTCACGATTCCGCCGTTATTCCGGTAACCTTACCGTTATCTTCCCGGCCTCACCCCACACCTTGGAAACTGCCACACTCCAGACCTTGCAATCATCATCAAACAAGGCATCCATCAGGGCTTTAAGCAGGTTATCAACATCCGGCTTCTGCTGGTGCGGCTGCCCGTCCATGCTGCGCTTCTTCACTCCTGACCAACTTTTAGGCATCGGCATCTGAAACACAATTTCAGCACCGGATTCCGGCAGTGTTATGCGGCGTAACCGCGCTTCATCACAGAATGCTCTGTAACGCATCACCGCAGGCCGTTTCTGCCACTTGTCGCGCTGTGTCATACGCGGCTTTGGTACCGGTGTGATATCGAACTCGTTAACCTGCATTGTTCCTGGCCTTTTTCAGTAGTGAATCAAACAGTTTTTGCATCCGTGCCGGTTCGCCATACTGCTCAATCGGCTGGTGCACTCTCGGTTTTCGCTCTGTCACCCGGGGTTTCGCCGCTGTTTCCTCGCTGCGCTCATGGCTACGCCTGAGAGCTTTAGCGATATTCTCGCGCCGGGTCTGCTTCTGATTCTCAAGCCCTTCCCGGTGGTCATACCGAAGCCAGTGGACGAAGTTGTATGAGTTTCTCTTGCGCCCTATCACATTCCAGCGATACAGCTGATCTAACGCATACCTCACCGCAGATATTCCGACCTTCCGTTTGTGGTCATTCCTGATGGCGACCACCAGCTGCATGGCAGTGAGATCCGGCTTATCCGCAAGAACCCGCACGATGTAGTCCTGAACCCGCATATAGCCCCCATGGTAATTACCTTGCAGGTAAATATAACCATATTGTTTATCTTTTCAAGAATAAAAATACCAATACCCCGCATACGATTAAAACGCTCTGTATCGAATTCTGAGGGACTTTTAAAACTACATCATGAAAACGTACTGACCACATAGTTAAAACCTCACTGCGTTGTGCTGGCTTACGATTTTGATGATTCATGCACTCAGGTAGATCGTTGTTTCTTTCTTTCGAGCATTTCCATCCATGCCGGAGGCGGACGGGTTTTATCTTCGACACGCAGAACCGGACGGGGTATCGGCTCGCCTTTGGCTACACGGTCAGCCCACTGCCGGATCATCTTTGCCAGGCGCTTTTCAACTTCCGGCTCAGTCAGCCGCAGATCGTAAACCTTGTCCCTCAGTTCCGTGAAAATCCAGTACTGCACCGGGTGCCGGAATGGGTACATCTCAGCACTGCGATAGTTTCTCCGGTTTGCCAGGTATTTCTGGAAGTCACGCAGCATGTCGTCGAACGGGATCCCGAATGCGTTTGAGTCCACCAGCTTATCCGACAGCATCACAATCACGTCAGACAGTTCAGGCGGCCACGGGTTGCCGTTCATGCAGCGGTCCAGGCAAAACGTGAATATCATCTCAAACTGGTCATCACTCAATCCGGCGGTCGCTCGCTTCCACATCGATGACGGTTCCTCGTTGTTCTTCCTGGTCCATTTGTCCCCGTACAGCTCGATCATTTTCCACCAGAGCTGCAACAGCCTCTGGTCCGTGGTTGTCGTGGACGCTTTGCAGGAATTTCTGCATGGCTCTGGATTTTCCGGCAAACGGACTGCCGGTCTGATTGTGTTTATTTGTCTCATTGTTTCCCCCGTTGGTTTTCATGCGCTGCTGCTGAATGCTCTTTGCGAACGCCATTTCCCACTGTGCGTGGTGTTTGGCTTTTCCTTCCGCCTGCCAGTACGTGATGAACTCGGCCAGTTCCTCGGGCCGGTACGGCTCATTCAGTATCACGCCCCACTGTGCCGCCTTACGGCTGAAATCCGGATCCGGCTGCCAGTGTCCGGTCATAGCGAACTTACCAGGATAATCTGACCAGTTCCCTGCCGGTGGATCTTCCGCCTCAGGAACAGGAATGAAATTTTCTGCGCGCGCGTCAGAGAGAGAGTTGTTTTTAAGATCTTTATATTCTCTTATCTTATCTGGTCGTGACATTTCGTGACATGTCGTGACACCATCGTGACACTGTTCATTTGCTTCCTGTTCTTCTCGTTGTTTTCTTTCTCTTTCCCGCTGCTCTCTTTTTCTTTGAGCCGCTGATTTTGCTCCTGTTTCTTCGTTTCCGACATCTTCCTTTTTTGGTTGCCGCCTTTCCCAACCGGTAATTTTTGAACCTTCCAGAACACGCCCCTGCATAGCATTCAGGACGGCTGAAATCTGCTCATTTTCAACGTCCAGGGCGCTCGCTAAATCTTCTGTCGTGACAGTCACGTGACCACGCTGTGACACATCGTGACATGTCGTGACATTTTGTGACGCATCCACCAGCAGGTGGATATAAACTGCCTGGACGAGAGATATCGGTTGCTTTGAAATACGTGAAATTGTCCGCCACTTCGGATCGTTCGGCATGTCATGCCAGAGCCTGAGCCATTTGAATGTAGCCATACCGAATCCCTACTCTTCGTCGCAGTCGCTTATCCCTGCGATTACCAACGATGCCATCCCCTTACTGCCAGTAAGCTCCGAATAAGGGGTGTCGTATGAACAATTAAATTTATGCCACAACAGCAACAGGGACCTTTCTTCTGGCGTTTCCGGCTCAACAGTCATTGTTGCAACATCATTAAAATAGACCTTCATCGTGCTACCTCCTGCGCTCTTGCTAGTTTCAATAATCTGCTGACCTCTTTCCGGTATACAGCTGAGTTAAGCGCTATGCATTCGACACAAGCGCCATTGCTCGTAAATCTCTCTGCATCATGCCCATGACGGCATGGCTTACCGGTGTAAAAACGTCTCGCTCCCTGCGCGATTGCCTCTCTCCTGGTTAGAATTTTCATTTTTCAACCTCAGTCTATGGATTATTAGTAATTAGATTATCGATATTATAAAAATAGATCAACCTTAAATGCATAATTGTTTATTTAGCATAACCAGAAAGTAAAAAGGCCGCACAAGGCGGCCTCATATGTTCATCACTCGAAGAACCGTATCAGCTCTTCCATTGTCACGGCTGCACCGTGCTCAGTGCATGCCTGGTGTAATCGTCTGATAGTTTTCAGCCCCGGCTGTCTGCGGGCATAGCTCAGGTGCGTCCTGATATAACCGACAGTTACCCCGGCTTTCTCTGCGAACGCAACACGATCCTCTTTGTTAAGACCATTCCAGAATGCTTGAAAATTGAAATCTTCCATATTTTTCCTGTTCTATCAGTAAACATTCTGCTGATAATAACAAACGTGGTCATTTACCAACAAGGTCATGATTCTGTTTAATGGCGGAATCAGATAAACATTTACGAATACATTTTAATCAGGCAACCCATATGAAAAACATCAATGAGATAAGGAGAGATAACCTCATCTTCATTCTGGAGAAGTATTACGACGGCAGACAGAAAGCGCTGGCCGATGCACTGGGGTTCGCCCCTAACATCATCTCCCGCTATCTTTCCTCATCCGATTTAAAGAGCCACCGTAATATCAGTGACGCGGTTGCCCGGAAGATAGAACATGTCACGCGGGTGCAAAAATACTGGATGGATACCGACCATTACAACCGGCCTGCAGAAAGCACTGACGATATCTATTCACCGACCGAGATCGGCGCAATACTCGCAGATAACATCAGTACCTTTATGCTGACAGACGGTGTGAAATCACAGACTCAGCTGTCTGTCAGAAGCGGACTTGGCCAGTCAACGATTAACCGTATCGTGAAGAATGAAACCAGTGCCACCGTGGACAGTGTGGATTCCATCGCCAAAGCGCTGGGCCGTAAAGCCTATGAGCTGCTGATCCCGTCCAACGATACCGATGTCATTAAGTATGACCAGAAACGGTATGCCGCACTGTCACCGGCAGAGAAAGAACAGATCCAGGACTTTATAGAGTTCATCATAAATAAAAGCCGGTAATAAAATCATACAGATGTGGAATCTGCCAGCCTCGAGCTGGCTTTTTTCCGTCGTGACAATGATCAAATTGTTTATCTTTTATTGTTTTTTATTGTTGACAACGTTCAATTGCGGGTTATTATTCATATCAAGTTGACCACATTGGTCATGCTCTTTAACAATCGAGACTGCAACACAACCCCTAATTCTGATGCAGCAGAATGTCCTCGCTAACCCGTAGAACCGGAACGCGGGATCGGAACGTGAAAAATTATATGAGCTGGCGATAACCGCCGGTTTTGCTATACGCCAAAACATAAACAATAAGTTTATTTATACGGTGAATAACATGACATTTTTTATTCTCAACGGCCTGCACGTTTTTATCGTGTGCGGCAAGAAACAGCAGTTCAAATCATTCCGTGCAGGCATTGAGTGGGCTTTCACCACCAAAACCGCCGCACGGACGGATCAACTTATAGGTGAGCACAATGGCAACAACCAATAAAGAACGTATGGACGCCAATTTAGCCGCGGCAATTCTTGCAGCTGATGGCGCAGAAACATTTACACCGGCAGAGCTGAATAACCTGATTGCCCGTATCAACGGCGATAAATCCAACCAGGCACTGGAAAAGTACGACAACATTATTTTCCGTGTCGGCCTCGCAGCCACATCATCAACCTGCTTACAGTCACTGCCGGATGAGCAATGCATTGAAGCGCTGGCGCACGTCATCAGAAATATGGATAAGTACCCTGCCACCAGCGACAAAAAGCAGTATTTTGAATCACTGTGCGAAGCTGCTGATCATTCTGCCGCAAAAAATGATAAACAAACCGTTTATCAACAGGATGAGGTGGTGACCGATAATGACTGTCAGGCAGCCACGGAGTCGCCACACTTTGAGCCGGGCCGCTATCCGGATATCCCTAACGAAACGTATCACGCATCGAACGGCATCAGCAGCACCATGCTGAAAGATGCGCGGATCAGCCTGATGTATTACCAGCGCCGCCACATCACGAAAGTGATTCAGCGTGAACGCTCTGAGGCGCTGGATTTCGGCAACCTGTTTCATACCCTGGTACTTGAGCCGGAAAAACTGGACGCGGAATTCAGCCTGCCGCCGGTTATCCCGTCTGACGCGCTGACCAATACCGAATCCATGAAGAAATGGATTGAGAGTTATAACGCCTATCTGCCGCCGGTGATGAGCAACGACGAACTGAAAGCTGAGATTGAGGCACATAATGCCACACTGCCGCAGCCGTTATCTCTGACCGGTAACGCTGAAGAAATCGGCTCTCTCTATGTTTCGCTGCCTGATGCTTTCCGCACCATTCCGGATTATGAAAAGCACACCGCTGCGGCAATGAAAGCCTGTATCAAGACGTTCAATAACACCCTGCCGGTACCGCTGAAAACATCCGGCGGACGTATCGACATGATTCGGGAACTGGAAGAAATAAATCCAGAGCTGGTGGAAGCAGAGCGCAATAAACCGGATCCGCTGATTACCTCCGGTAAGAAAGAAGACCTTATCGCCAGAATCAAAGCTGTCTCGCCGGACACTGTTTTCGCTGATGAATTAATGCAGGCATGGCAGGCAGATGAATCACGCATCCGAATCACCGGTGATCAGTTAAAGCTCGGCAAAGCCATGCAGGAGGCTGTCTACCAACACCCTGAAATCAGACCGCTGATTAATCATCCGGGCCGCGCCGTGGAAGTCAGTTATTACGGTATTGATGAAGATACTGGGCTGGAAGTCCGCGTCCGGCCAGACCTTGAAATATCCACCACGGATAGCCGTATCGGGTTCGACCTGAAATCGATATCACTCGGACGTTTCAAGCAGGATGCAATCGAGGCCATGATCCGCCGGGAAATACTCAACCGCGATTATCACGTCAGCGCGGCCATGTACTGCGATATTGCCGAACTCGACCAGTTCTTCTGGATCTTCGTTAACAAAGACGAAAATTACAACTGGGTCGCGGTAGTCGAAGCCTCACCGGATTTACTTGAACTCGGCCGCCTGGAATACAAAAAGACACTGCGCGATATCCGCCAGGCTATGGACACCGATGTATGGCCGGGGCCGGTCACCACCACGCTCACTATCGGCCTGAGCGATTTCGATATGCGCCGCCTGGAAGCGCTGCAAATAGATGCCGCGTAACACCCACCCTATTTGATGCCCGGCAATGGTCGGGCTGGAGATATCATTATGTCAGAAGTAACAACTGTTCAAACCAGTACACCACCGACCGTTATGAATAACACCTCATTGCTGATGAATCCGGATTCAATGGATCGCCTGATGCGCTTTGCTGAGTTAATGGCATCCGGCACCGTGACGGTACCGAAACATTTACAGGGTAAACCCTCTGATTGCCTGGCAATAACAATGCAGTCCGCCCGCTGGGGCATGGACCCTTTCGTTGTTGGTCAGAAAACCCATGTTATTAACGGAACACTCGGTTACGAAGCTCAACTGGTCAATGCCGCAATCACAAGCTCAACCGCTATTGATGGCCGCTTTCATTACCGCTATGGCGGAGAATGGGAAAAAATTGTCGGTAAAAAAGACAAAAACCGCGATGAGTCTGGCCTCTATGTTGAAGTTGGCGCTGTGCTGCGTGGTGACAGTGAAATAACCTGGGGTGAGCCGGTTTATCTGGCTGATGTCCAGACGCGCAACTCACCGCTCTGGACAAATATGCCGAAGCAGCAGATCGCCTATCTGGCAATAAAATACTGGTCACGCCTGTATTGCCCGGAAGTGATTATGGGCGTTTACACACCGGACGAGATTCAGGAACGCGCCATGAAAGACGTCACTCCGTCGAAAGAGCGCGTAACACTCAGCGAATTATCCCACCAGCAGGCAGAGCCACAACAGCCGGAGCCGGTAAAAGAAGTCACCGGCGAACTGGCTGAAGAATTCAATGCTGAGGCAATCCGTCGCGCTATCGATACCGCCGAAACACTGGATGCTGTGAAAGATATCCGCAGCCGGATTGATGAAGGCAAAAAGGCCATGGGCATCACCCTGTTTACTGAACTGAAAAACAAAGCAGTTCAGGCATATCACGTTATCGATTCACGCAATCTGCTGGAAGCGGAGATCAATTCTCTGCCGGAACCAGGCACACCGGAAGCCGCAGAAGCATTTCAGAAAGTGGAGCAACTGCTGAATGCCCGTAAAACGAAGCTCGGCGCTGAGCTGCATGAGCAATTCAGTATGACGCTGAGTGATATGAAGCCTGAGTATCAATAGGGTGATACCGACAATACCAGCACAGGGATGTGCATTAACAGGAGGAATTATGGAGTTAGGACATTTAGAGGGTGAAATTTGCGGACGTAACGGGTGCCCCGGCGTTATTGAGGAGCATCTTGTTGAAAACTGCTCATGTCACCTCAACCCACCCTGCCCGGAGTGTTTAACACCTCGCGAATACTGCGATACCTGCGGATGGGAAGCAGATGAAGATAATACAGAGGAGTAATCATGATCCCATTAAAAAAACCTATCGACTTCAAAGAAGTGAAGCGACTCACCGGCCTATCCCGCTCAACAATCTACGCCTACGAAAAAGCAGGAAAATTCCCGAAGCGTACCGCATTTACTCTGCGCACAGTACGCTGGGAAGAAAGTGAAGTTATTCAATGGATCGCCGAACGCGGCACACATCCGGCAGTACCGGACGACACTATTCACAAAGTACGGGCAAAAAAGGCCGAAAAACATGAACAGCGCGCGCTTTGATATCACTGACGCAATTCTGTCACTGCACGGGATCGCACTATGGTGCGCCATCAGCGGCGTTATCTGTGTGATTGATGGTGATAGCTTTCAGTTGGTTGTATCAGCTGATTGCTGAACATAGTATGCAAAACAGTGACGCACACGGATGTGTTTAGTCACTGATGCAGGTACAATGCGCCGTCTTTTTTAAGGGGGTGTTATGTGTAGCAAGTGTGAAAAATGGTTTATTTCATCGATGCGTTGGTCATTTTTGATAATATTAGTACTATTGTTATTTTTTTCAGGGATAATATTCATTTATTATGCTGAAATAAGTAACGGCGAAAAAATATCATCTCTATTTGGCTTTTTATCATCACTTAGCATTATCGTATCTATATTTTTATATTTTGCATCATCAAAAAATGAAAAAACAAAAAGCGAAAAATTAAATAAAGAACATGCTATAGCAATGACAAGAACCATATCTGCAATAATGCAAAGTCTTATTGCCGAGTTAAATGTAATACTCAGCCGTGAAAGCATGATAGAGGATAATGGAAACAATACATCATTAAACATTCATAGTGACATGTGCATTATAACTATAAAAAATCACAACTTCGAAACAACAACAGATGTATTTATACCGAAACTGGAATTACTAAATAACTGCATAATTGAATTATCAAAAATTAATGGTGAGCTATTTAACAAAGCCGTCAATATAAATATACTTGCGACCACATCAATTAACTCAACAAGATTTATTTTTTCAAAACACTCATTTAAAACACCAACGAGAGGATATTTTAAGCTGATAAATCAAAACATTAATGAAATTAAATTAGAATTATCAAGCATGGAATCAATTAGCAATAACTTATAATGGAAATTATGGCGCGAAAATAACACTTGCGTGCATTACCTCTTAGTAATGCACGAGATTACTACCACACTTTCAATGATACCTGATATCTCAGAGGTGACTAATGAAAATACAAGGCAGGTTAATCAGCAGCCAGCGCTATCTTGACGATAATATCGTTATGGATAAGGCACTGCGGTTTAAGGTTTTTATTGTTGATGTCATTCCGGTCATTCTGCGTGGTAAGCAATACACCCTTTTATGTAATGGTCATCATAATTATGCTGCTGCAACGTTAATCGGGACTGAACCGCAATTCAGAACACCCAAGAAATTAGCCAAAGCATTTAACCAATACTCACAGAGTGAAAAAGAAACTTTCGTGATTAATAACCTGACCGACAGTGATTTATATGATGTCGATACAGGCGAGGTCATACAAGAGTTACTTATGCCTGACATGAATAACGGAGTATTCCAAAACAAATTAACAAAAGGATTGCGGCTTTATCAATGAGGTTAACGTGAAAAAATATAAATTAATTCTCGCAGACCCACCCTGGCAATACAGCAACAAATCCTCCAACGGCGCAGCAGATAACCACTACAACACCACCGATTTTTATTCCCTCACCCGCTTATCCATCGAAAAAATAGCCTCTGACAACTCCGTGCTCTGTATGTGGTACACGGGTAACTTTGTCCGTGAGGCTTACGAATTGGCTGAGGCATGGGGATTTAAGGTGCGTACCGGCTTCGGGTTCGTGTGGGTGAAGCTGAACAAAAACGCAGGGGATCGGATAGACAAGCATCCGCCGGGGGATTTCTTCGACTTCATGGAATTGCTGAACTCAGAGACGCGGATCAATGGCGGAAACTATACCCGCGCTAATGCAGAGGCATGCCTGATTGCTACCAGAGGCCGTGGACTTGAGCGCCAGTCGGCCAGCGTCCGGCAGATAGTGTATTCCTGCCTCGGTGAGCACAGCGAGAAACCGAAGGAAGTACATCACCGGCTGGAAGAGTTATATGGCGATGTCCCGCGCATTGAACTGTTTGCCAGGGAGAAATACGGCGAATGGGATGTGTACGGGGATCAGGTTAACAGTGACATACAACTGAGGTAATTTTATGGCCGATATTATCGATGAAGCCAATGACTTAAACGAACTGCGGCTGACTACCGCGCTTGCCAACCGGCCGTCAAAGCCGAAAAGCCTGACCGGTTTCTGTATCTGGTGCCGTGATGAACCAGTTATGCCCGGCAGCGCGTACTGCTCAAAAGAGTGCGGCGACGATGACGCACAGAACAAGCGCAAAAACGGATAGGAGGTACTGATGCTAATCCTTGCACTCTATCTGTGGATTGCCGGTTATCTCTTCGCAGAACTGAGCAGAAGCGTAAATACCCGCACCGACATGGCCGCCGTGATGTTTTATTCCACACTCTGGCTGCCTGCCGGCGCGTGTTACCTTTCATCCCTGATCGCCAACAAAGTATTAGGCGACGAGTAA